CCTTTGATCGGGATGGGACCAAGGAAGACAGACTCATCATACCATTCTATAATGATTCTGGGGAGCTTATCGGAGTTCAAGGCCGCTCTCTTGACCCAACTGGCCAAGCGATTCGTTATATCACTCTGAAACGTGAAGGCGAAGAACGCCTGTGGTACAACCTAGATAAGATAGAGCCACGGGACACCGTGTATGTCACTGAAGGCCCAATCGACTCAATGTTCATTCCAAATGGAGTCGCAATGCAGGGCGCTGGTTGGTTATCCGAAATGCCTGATAAATTGAAGAAGTCAAAGGTCGTGTTCATCTTTGACAATGAACCCAGAAATTTAGAAATTGTTGCTTTGATAGGAAAGTACATAGAGGCTGGACGAAATGTAGTAATCTGGCCATCAGAAATAGACAAGAAGGACATAAATGACATGGTATTGGCCTATGGCGTGAACACTACCATGAAGCTGATAATCAACAGCGTATATTCTGGACTTGTCGCAAAAATGAAGTATACTTACTGGAAGAAGGTTTAAAATGAAAGACGATAATGACGACATGACCGAAGAGGAAATTCTCAAGGCAAGCGAAGCTTATCTTACATTTGTTTTGAGATTTGGTGAATATGTAAAGGAAATGAATCCTGAACTTTGGGCTAAGGCACGCGAATACGCTGCTGACTTTACCAAGATTCCCGGTGTGAGTGTTGAACTTGTTGATAATGATGAGGATGAAGATGACACAGATGACACAAAGCGTGCGTCCGACTGAAGTAAAGATTCTTGATCACGGACATGTTCAATTGATTGATTGGATGGGTTCGGATCTCAGCATAGTTAATGCTGCAAGAGTTTCCTTTAACAAGGAGAGTTCTTGGGACTATGCTGACAGTCATGTTCCTATTCAAACGCTTCCTGAAAAGGATGCAAAACTTATCAAGTATCTTGCAAAGCACAATCACTTCACTCCGTTCTGTCACGCTACGATTTCAATTCGTGTCAAGTGTCCAATCTTTGTTCGTGCCCAACTTGGAAAGCATCAGATTGGTCTGACCATGAATGAAGTCAGTCGCAGATATGTTACGTTTGATCCTGAAGTCTATGTTCCTCTTTGGCGTTCTGCACCAACTAATGGTGCAAAGCAGGGAAGTAGCGGACAAATTGAAGATATGGATATCTGCATTCGCATGAGGCAGGAATATGAAAGTGTTGCAAAAGATTGCATCAAACTTTACAATGATCTTCTTGCAGATGGAGTTGCACCTGAACAAGCCCGTTCCATATTGCCGCAAGGCACATATACGGAATTTGTTTGGACAGGTTCTTTGTACGCATTTGCGCGTATTTATAATCTAAGAATCGATGCTCACGCTCAATGGGAAGTGCAAAAATTTGCTGAGGCAATTGACAAAATAATTGCTCCACTTTTCCCCGTGTCGTGGCAAACTCTAACAACTAAATAAAGACACCAATACAGAAAGGCCAAGTATGCCAGAAATTTTATCACCATTCCAATCGTTCATTTTCATCTCGCGTTATTCAAGATGGCTTCCATCAGAAAATCGTAGAGAAACCTGGGATGAATGTGTCGATAGATGGTGGAATTATTTTACGGACAAAGTTCCTGCTTTGGCAGAACGTCCAGACATCAAGAAGGCAATTTTAAATCTTGATGTTCTTCCATCCATGCGAAGTCTGATGACTGCTGGACCAGCATTGAATCATGACAACACTTGTCTGTACAATTGTTCTTATCTTCCAATTGATTCGATTGATTCGTTTGCTGAGTTGTTTGTCATTCTCATGAATGGAACTGGTGTTGGTTATAGTGTAGAGCGACAATACACTGACAAGTTGCCCGCTGTCGCAAACAAGATAGAAAAGGATTTTAATGTTGTTGTCAAAGTTGAAGACTCTAAAGAAGGTTGGGGAAACGCTCTCAAGGAAATTCTACGACATCTATATTCGGGTCATCACGTTAAATGGGATTTATCCGGTATCCGACCAGCAGGCGCTAGACTTAAGACTTTTGGTGGTCGCGCTAGCGGCCCTGCTCCTTTGGACAATCTTTTTAAACTAATAGTAAAGGTATTTTATGCAGCACAAGGAAGAAGACTTACCGCTTTGGAATGTCACGATATTTGCTGTGCTATTGCTAATGCTGTTATAGTTGGTGGTGTTCGTCGTTCTGCCATGATCTCACTCAGCGATCTTTCTGATCGTGAGATGGCTCTCTGCAAGAGCGGTGCATGGTGGGAGCAAGCAGGCTTCCGTTCCTACGCCAACAACTCTGCTGTGTATCGTGGTCGCCCACCGATGGGCCAATTCCTTGAGGAATGGACCTCGCTTTACAACAGCCATAGTGGTGAGCGAGGAATGATCAATCGCAAGGCTCTCCAAGAGCAAGCAGCCAAATGGGGCCGTGATCTTGATTGCGAGTACGGAACCAATCCATGCTCGGAGATCATTCTGAAGCCATTTGAGTTCTGCAATCTTTCAACCGTTGTTGTTCGTCCCGATGACACAGCAGCAACATTGAAGAAGAAGATTGAGATGGCTACAATCATTGGCACTGTTCAATCTACATTTACTAAATTCCCATATCTTCGTCCTGAATGGAAGAAGAACTGTGAGGATGAAAGACTTCTTGGTGTCAGCATGACTGGTATCTATGACAACAAGTTGACCAGTGGTCTTGAAGGTAAGCCAAAACTCATTCGTTTGCTTGAATCACTTCGTGACCATGCCACGGCAACCAATCTGCAATGGGCAGAAAAGTTGGGAATCAACCCAAGCAAGTCCATCACTTGCGTCAAGCCAGAGGGAACTACTTCATGCTTGGTAGATTCTGCATCAGGTCTTCACCCAAGATATGCGGATTATTATTATCGCAGAATTCGCATCGACAAGAAGGATCCAATCTACAATCTAATGAAAGATCAAGGTGTTCATTGCGAGGATGATGTAATCAATCCAAATAATACTGCTGTCTTTACATTTGCAATGAAGGCCCCCCGTGGCACAATTACTACTGAAGATCTCCGTGCACTTGATCACTTGGATCTTTGGAAGACATACCAAGAACATTATTGCCAACACAAGCCTTCTGTAACCGTGAATTACCGTGACAGCGAGTTCCTTGAGGTTGGTCAATGGTTGTGGGAAAACTTTGATGTTGCAACTGGAATTTCTTTCTTGCCCGGTGGCGACAATCACACATATGCTCAGGCTCCGTTTGAGCAAATTGACGCAGCAGCATACAATGAACATCCTAAGATTAAAGTGAACTTTAAGGAACTTTCAAAGTATGAATCACAGGACAACACAGAGGCAGCAAAGGAATTTGCATGCTCTGCAGGAGGTTGTCAGATAGTTTGATATGTAATCCTCGGTAGCTCAGCTGGTAGTAGCGCAAAACTGTTAATTTTGATGTCGTTGGTTCGATCCCAACCCGAGGAGTTTGAGTGCCACTTTAGCTCAATGGTAGAGCCTTGCTTTTGTAAAGCAGAGGTTGCGGGTTCGAATCCCACAGGTGGCTTTGGCGAGTTTACTCAAGCGGTCAACGAGGGCAGACTGTAAATCTGCTGGCATTTGCCTACGAAGGTTCGAATCCTTCAGCTCGCATTATGCATAATGTTAATGTACCACATTTTTATTGTTATCTTCGTAAAGAGCACATGTATCAACATGAGCAGCATAAAGGAGAGTTTGACAAGGTTTTAGTATTTGGAGCACAATCTTGTGCTGGATATGCTATGACATTCCATGTCATGACTGATTACGGGATTATTCGTAGTAGAGTTCCAATTCATATGCTTTGTTGGAAACCGGATGCTCCTTTGATGCCCTTGGACCATTTGCAATTATGGGATTGTTTTCATGAAAATGTATCAATGGTTGAATATGATGCTCTATTTGATTGCAGAGCAAAAGTTGTTCTAAAAGATAAGACAGAGCATTGGGGTGATTATGTTATGACTTTTGATTGGTACAGAAACGCCTATTCAGAGGAACCTACTCAATACAAGTGTCTTCATATGATTGCATTGGATAATGGAAACTATGCACTACAGCCAAACAATAGAATATTTTGGAAAAACATGTCTTTTGTTACCAAACCATTTCCTGAAAAACCAGATTTTAAAGTTGATAACAAGGCGTGGAAATGTGAAGGGGAAAGTGATCGCTGGATTATTGATGGTCATGATGACAATTATTACTACGATATAGAACCAACTAAATAATTTTATGCGCGGTTCAGTGTGTGATGCTGACTAGGACCATTGACTTGCAAGCAGTGGTTGAGCATGGGTGCAGGCCCCTCGTCGCGCTTTCGGTATTGTTGATCTCGGATAGAAATGCATATGACACGGGAGTTCGAATCTCCCCGGATCCATTCACGGGTCCGACAGGCATCGATCAGTGCAGAGTATTGAAGAAGGAGATACCCGACACGGGTAACAAGTGTCGTAAATAAACAGTTGCAAATATAAAAGCCGCACCAATGCGGATGGCTGCTTAAAGCAGTGGGGTTTCCCGGTTTTCCCGCGACTGAAAAACCGGGATTTTTATTGGGATAAATAATTTTATGGTATCATTTAAAAAATTTTTAATAGAAAATAAAAATATTTTTTCTTTCCCAATAGAATTTTTAAAAAATAATAGAGGGGAGATAGGAAGACAAGGATTAAGCGCAGAAACAATTTCCGGTATGCTTACTGATATTGCTGGTATAGATAATAAAAATTCTGATGTTATGAAAGCATTAGAAATTTTTAAAAATAATAAAGATGCTCAAAATAAATTTTTATCTTTTGTAGAAAAAAATCCAATATCAGTTAAAGAAATGCCAGGGGGAGAAGGATTTCATTTGAACGATGGCCATCATAGAGCATATTTGGCGGATTATATTGGTCAAAAAAATATTCCAACAAACTTAGAAACTGTAAATTCCAATATAACTGATCCTATAAAACCATCAATAACAGATGCTGTCCCGGATACAAGTGCAACAAAAACAGCAACCAAAGCCGCAGAAAGCATTGCTTCAAGCGGATTAAAATCAGCAGGAAAAGCAGCATTAAAATCCGTACCAGTAATCGGAACACTAGCATCCGTTGCTGCCATTGCAGACAGAGCACAGGCAGGAGATTATACAGGTGCTGCATTGGAAGCAGGATCCGAGATTGCAGATTGGGTTCCCGGTATTGGAACCGCAACATCTTTGGGAATTCAAGGATATTTGGCAGCAAGAGATGCAGGGGAAACAGATGAGAAAGCACCAACAGACAAGAAAGCACAAAGAGAAGTTGATGCTGCAATAAAAGCTGGATCACCATCCAAAGTACGAGTAACTGGTCCAAAATTTTAATTTAAGATAAATAATTTTGCCAAAGGATGTTGGATACCGCATTTTCTCTTGAGTCTTCGAAGTACCACTCAACAGAAAATTTAGGTCCTCATCCTTTGCGCGAGGTATAAATACCTATGTTCTATATGCTTGTAGGTGTTGATTACTCAATAACTTGCCCGTGCTTATGTCTATTTGACGAGCGCAAAGAATTCAAATTCTCAAACTGTTTTTTCTATTATCTCACAAACACTAAAAAGTTTGCAGATAAAATTTTGCCGAATATCAATGGTGAAAGTTTTCAGGAATATGTGGCCGATGTGGATCGCTTTGACAGCATATCCGATTGGGCATCAAATTTGTGTATTGGGGCTTCGGATGTGGCCATAGAAGGATATTCTTACGGTTCAAAAGGCAAAATTTTTAATCTTGCTGAGAATATGGGTATCTTTAAGCATAAGCTCTATAAGGCCGGGGTTCCCGTGACCATCATAGAGCCGTCCAAAGCAAAGAAACTCGCCACAGGCAAAGGTAACGCTGATAAAGCGGCAATGTATAAAGCCTTCTGCCAAGAAACAAATACAGATTTGGTCTTTACTTTTAACCAAAAATCTTTGACAAATCCTGTAACGGATATTGTGGACAGTTATTATATTTTAAAATCTTTGCTGGCTACCAAAAATTAACGGACGTAGCGGACAGCGGATCCCTTGCCAGCATTGTCTAGCCGGTCATGGAATCTCTTGGGAACTTGGCCAGAACCCTTGATTCTTGAAATAACTTCATTCCATGCACTTCCACAAACTTTGGTGGGAGTCAAAGTTGCATCAAAGGCAATTGAGTTTCTTTGGGCACCCCAATTTTTGGCAACCTTCTTTTTCCCACAGTTTGGGCATTTTTCCTTTGTGGGTTGATCGTTTTCACTCATTTTCAAAAAAACTTCAAATTCATGTTTACAGGCACCGCATTCGAATGAATAATTAGGCATTGTTTTTGTTCCTAAAAGTAATTAGCATGTGGTCAAACAGGAATCCGTAAGAAGGTTCCTTTGGCTTGTTTTTCAACTGCATCTTGGCTTCCTTGGGAGTTCTGTTTCCCTTGGTTGTATTGCAATCTTTGCATGATGTGACCATATTGACCCAAGTGGAACCACCACCCTTTGATCTTGGAACTACATGATCAACGGTGGCAGTCTTTTCACAAAGATCAATTCCACAATATTGACATACATAACTGTCTCTGCGGAAGATGTTCTTTCTATTTGCAACTACCTTTTTAAAAGGCAATTTTACATAATATTTGAGAATCAAAATTTTGGGAATCTTGACAATTTTGCTGACAGATACAACTTCATAAAAATCTGATGAAGTTTCGTCAATCCAAACCTTGTCTTTGGATATCAACTTGAATGCTTTTCCAACGGTAATAATATTAAGCGGTGTATTATCTTGATTGAGCAAGAGAACCTGCTTAGTCATACCTTTTAAGTATTTATGAAAATCTAAATATTTTACAGCCATGGATAATAATAAAGATAGAAAATTTTATTGGGAAGTCAAGGATTTCATGACCAAAAAGAATGAACCAAAGACTTCAACTCCTTCATCAAGCCTAAAGGATAGCATAAAAAACGTACTAGAGCAAAATAATTCTTATGTACAAAAAACATTTGATAAGGCTTCGGAGGCTGTGAATGTTGGTTCAAACTTCATTTCACAAAATGCAGATGCTCAAAAAGGCTACAACACAAATTGTGCAGCCTACACAAAGAATAAAAATGTAAATGACTTTAGCGTTGGAAAAATGATCACCGAACAACAAGCCACATCTTTTGGTCAATCCAATCGTGGTGGTGGGTCTGTTGGTGGTCCCGGTGGTGCTGGTGTTATGGGTGGCGGTGGTGGTGGTGGATCATGGCGTGAAAGAAATCCAGAAGCATATGCACGAAATGTTGCTGCTCAACAAGAACTAGAAGCAAGAAGAGCACAAAATTTGACAGCAAGTCGCAGACGCAGAGCAGAAGATGAGGCATTTGAGTATAATGAAGCACAACCAAAACAAGCAGTTGCCGTAGGTGCAAATGTTCCTGTTCCAGGTGGAATTATGCCACTAGTAACAACACAACAAGCACCGGGGTTGGACATGGATCCTAATGATCCAACCATGCCTTTGGACACTCCAGCCAATAGAGCAAAATTAAGAGATTTTAGACAAAATAAACAAGCAGATAAAATTGCTTCACGGCTTCAAGAACTTTCAGGAAAAGATCCAAGTTCTTTAACCGCATCAGAAACTGCAGAAATAAGTTTACTTAAATCAATGACACAAGGCTCAGTTGCTAGTGCTGGCCTTGAAGGAAAAGTCAGAAAAATACTGGATGCACCACAACAAGCAGCACAAGGTCCAATGCCAGATGGCGGAAATAGAGCAGATGCAATTCCATCCGCACAAAGTATATTAGATAGAACTTTAGGCCGTTCTCAGGCTGATCTTGTGGCTCAAACACAAACTAAAGTAAAATCAGAAGCAGAAGCCAAAGCAGCAGAACAAAAAGCATATGAGCAACAACTTGCTGCCGAACGATATGCAAAAATGCAAGATCAAATAATACAAGGTACAAATATGACCTATGGACAATTTAAGGCTCAATATAACCGAGATTATGATGCAAGAAATCCAGAAGATTCTGCAATGCTTGTCCGTGCTGCCAGCAATCGTTCTGCATTCCGTGTTTCACCAACAGCCCGTTCTTTGGATCAAACCACTGTAGATTTCAACAGATCATACAGAGACATCAATGCAGCAAATGCAGCCCGTCAAGGACAACTGGATCGCAGAGTTGATGCTGCTCAGAGAGATCTTGACCAGTTCAATGCTGATCGCAAAGGAACCGTTCAGAGAGAAATTCAGGCAATTCAAACACCCGAATTCATTCAAGGTGTTGCCCAAGACATGACTCGGGCTGCTGGAGGTCAAATGAGAAGAACTAATATGATTCCTCCTCCTCTTCTTCAAAGACCAACTGCTTCAAGGGCTTCATCTGCCTCTCAAACAGCCCCAAGAACCTACAGGATCTAATATGGATCAACTGACAAACCTCTATCGTAATAGAGTAATTCAATTACAGAATAAAGTCAAGTTGCTTGAACAACTTCTTTCTGAAAAAGAAGACAAGGAACCAAATGTTTACAGACAATCTGAGGCTTCTGCTGCAATGCAGCAACCATGGCGAGTGGCTGCAGGACAAGAAGCATCGATGTCTGAAAAACAAATGTCAGAACTTCAGGCAAGGTTTGAAAAAGAATTAAAGAAAGAAACTCTTTTAAGAAAAGCACAAGAGGAAAAAAATCTTGCTGCAAT